CTCACTTCGCTCTCGGGCGAGGTTGTGGGCTCGGGACGTTGGTGTCTCGGACATGGACTTGGCGTTCATGCTTCCGGGCACCATAGTCCTGGCCTCACTCCCTCAGGAGGACGAGGTCTTGGCTGTGGGAGCCCTGCGGTCCTCTGCTGCGCAGTGGTCCCAGGATGTGTTGGGCTCGCTCGATCGTGGTGTTGCCAAGGCACCATCGGGCCCTAGTGGATTTTGGGCTTCGCTCAAGGCGGTCTTCACCGGAGACCGCAACCACATTCTTGAGCCGCGGGGTGAGCGGCTCGTGCTTGGGGCTTAGCGGCGCTTCGGAAGATCGGCTGCTATATGTGTAGGATCGACGGATTGGAAACCCGAAGATCTGCGTGACCACTGTAGCATAACCCAGTCGATTGACGAGGCTGTCTGCGAAGACTCCGGCCGGTGCAGGTATATGTACCGGTGCTACACACCAATGGTGTCCGGTGTGTGGCTTCCACAGGTGCACAGGTCTTGTGCCCACAATGCGATTCGCGGCTTGCTTCTGCGAACGCTGGGGAGGCACCCCAGGCCAAGTAAACTCGGTTCCGAGATGTTCTCCAAGGCGGCGCGGCTGCTTAAGTCCGTCTTGACATCCCGGATCGATGGTTACGTTCCCTGGTCCCTAGAGCAAACGGTGGAGTCCTACAGGTGCGGTAGGCTCAGGAAGCGCTACGAGGAAGCTCTGCAGTCGCTACGCGTTGATGGTTTGGCAGAACCAAGAGATGCGCGTGTTGCGGCTTTCGTCAAAGCAGAGAAGTTGGCACGCTACAAGGTATCCAAGCCTAGGATTATAATGGGGAGGGCACCTCGTTATAACCTGGAACTTGCTAGCTACCTCAAGCCCCTCGAGCATCTTGTCTACCCCGCTTTCCGGGGGTGGGACAAGAGATTCCTTACCAGGACAAGGCTCATTGGTAAAGGCCTGAATGGAGGAGAGAGGGCGAGTCTGATTCGACGCAAAATGCTTTCCCACCCCGGAGTCGTAGCCTTCGAGGTGGATTGCAAGTCATTCGAATCTCATGTCGTCCGTGAGCATTTGGTTCGGGAGCATGGAATATACAATGCTATCGCGAACGACCCACGCCTGCAGCAACTCCTTTCTTGGCAATTGGAGTTCCAGGGTCGTTTCCGTAGTGGCGTAAGATTCCAGGCTGAAGGGTGTCGGGCGTCTGGCGATTTTAACACTGGCCTGGGCAACACACTGATCATGTGTTGTCTTGTGTTAGCGGCAGCGCCCCCTGGAGTCAGGTACGACTTTTTGGCCGACGGTGACAACGCTGTGTTGTTCGTGGTCGAATCTGACTTGCCCCTTTGGCAGCGAGAGCTGTCTCCCAGGTGCCTTCTCATGGGACATGAGCTGGAGATTGGCGACGTGAGTCGGACGGTTGAGGAAGTCGTCTTTGGGCAGTCTAAACCCTGTCTCAACGCCGACGGTGTTTACACGATGGTACGTGAGCCTTTTAAGGTCATGTCCCATGCTTTCGCGGGTCACCTACACTACCATGAACCACGAGGCGGGCTACGGGTCCTCAAGGCCGTAGCTCTGTGTGAGGCACACCTCAATCAGGGAATTCCTGTTTTGCAGGAATTTTCCTTTGCCATGCTTGAGAGATTGTCCTCTGTAAAGTTGCCAAAACAATACGAGGGCGAGAATCTCGAGTATCAACGCGCTTGGTCGGAAGTGACAAGCGGCGGTTATGTGGTGAAACGTCGGGATATTACCACCTCTAGCCGACTCTCCTTCTCCAAATCCTGGGGTCTCGACATTGGTGTTCAGCACCAAATCGAGCGATCCTTCGGGGATGTCTCTATTACACCGCCTACTTGGGATGGCGTCCCAATTGATAGGACTTGGGCGGGTAATATGCAACCCTGGGAGTTTTGTCTCGACGAGGTGACGGCTTCGTTCATGGAGGCCAGGCTCGGTTGCGTATAGTGGTGGCATGCGGGGTCCATGCGGGGAGGTGAGGTCTAAGCTTCCAGTCTCCGGTATTCCCTGCCTTTGTAGCCACTCCTTAGCCTGGTTAGTTTCCTGACGTTG